ATCCGTGGTAGATTCTCAGGTTCGTGGCGGTCGAGTGCAGGTCTGGATTGAAGACTTTGCCGGCCCAGACAAAAACAATCCCGACCTTTGGCGCACAGTGAGCCCTGTGAGTCCTTTTTATGGAACCACAAATCCTACCACCGAACAAGACACTGGTGAAGGCAGCTACATAGGGAACCGCCAAAGTTACGGCATGTGGTTCACTCCGCCGGATATCGGCACACAAGTAGTTTGCGTGTTTGCTTCGGGGGATGCCAACAGCGGCTATTATCTCGGTTGCATCGTGCAACCCGGACTCAATCACATGTTGCCGGCTATCGGTGCCAGTAGGAAATTCAAACTAGACAACAACAATCAAAGTTCTTATTTCCAAAACAGTCCTCAACTGCCAGTGGTAGAATTCAATGACGACAATCAAACACTGAGCGAAAATCCCAGATTCTTTGATCAGACCAAACCGGTACACGGCGTGGTCGCTGCCACGCTGTTACAGCAGGGCTTGATCAATGATCCCTTGCGCGGTCCCATTGGATCCAATGCCCAACGAGAGAGTCCCAGTTCGGTTTACGGCATATCCACACCAGGAAGACCGATCTATGCTGGTGGACTGAGCGAACAAAACATACGCCAACAGTTGGAGCAAGGTCTATTGTTACCGCAAGATGTGCAAGTGATTGGCCGACGTGGTGGCCATAGCCTCGTGATGGACGACGGCGATCTCACTGGACAGGATGCCCTAGTGCGCATACGCACTGCCAAAGGTCATCAGATAACCATGTCAGACACCGGCGATTGTTTCTTTATCACCCATGCCAATGGTCAGTCATGGTTGGAGTTTGGCAGCCAGGGCACAGTGGACATCTATTCTACCAACAGTATCAACTTGCGCAGCCAAGGTGACATCAACTTGCACGCTGATCGCAACATCAACATGAATGCCCGGAACTCCATCAACATCCGCGGCGAACGATCAGTCACAGCAGAAAGTGAAAATCTCATCCAGCTCAACAGCAAAAAAGCCATGTTGCAATACGCAGACAGTTTCATTGGTATCAAGAGCGATGGAACCTTGAGCATGAAATCAACAAAAGCCGGAACCTGGGACGCAGGATCAAACATGGTGCTGTCCGCAGGTTGTATCAGCCTCAATGGCGGCTCTGCTCCTGATGTGCCCAAACCCAATAACCTTTCCATACAGAATCTTCCTGACGTGAAGTTTGAACAGAACCAAGGATGGATAGTAGAAGGTGGTGCGATCAAGACAGCAGTGACTCGTGCGCCCACGCACATGCCTTATCCTTTTGCCAATCGTGGTATCCAGGCCCAGACCAGTATTGATACCTTCGCTGATGCAGAATCATTGTTGCCCACTGAAATTGAAACTCGCTATGTAGAAATACAAAACACTGAATTTGACGCCATCAATGAAACTGATTATGAAGAACAAACTCCGGCCACTGTGAGCGTGGGATCCATAGAACCCGAGCAAGTGACAGGCATGCTGGCACAGGCCAGCAAAGATGTGCCTCAAGACGCCATAGAAATCAGCAACGAGTATGGTGTGGGCAAGTATGGACTCAGTCCTCAACAGTTGGAGGCTGCTGGATATCTCAAGCCCGGAACCTATGAATTTTATCTGGCCGACAGTGAAACCGATGTCACTGATATCCTGAACAATCCCACGGTATGGACTGGATATGCCGGCGTCAACAATGCAGCCGATCTCTTGAACGATCCCAAACTGCAAGATGACATACAGGCCGATTTACTACAGAAATCGCTGGTGGATCTCAGAGGTCAAGGTGTTGTTACGGGCACAGAAAATCCCAGCAAACTAGCAGGATTGGTGAATGCCGGCGCCAAATATGGTGCTGATACAGTGAAAAGTTGGATCAACGGCACTGTGGGCGACGCCACATTGTTGGATAACGTCAACAAACTGGTGCGCGGCGGGCAATATGCTGTGGACTTGGTGAACCAAAAGATCAGCCTGGCAGTGCAGGGATTTTCCACAACTTCCCCGTCGGCCACTGGCACTACTATTCGCTCAGCAGTTGATCAAGCCGTGGGACAAGTGATAGGAAATCCCAAAGTGCCCATACCTGTTTTCACTAGCACGTTTAATCTATATTCCAATGTGTCTGATTCAGATCTCACCTATTCGGGTGATGATGAGATAGTGCGAGCCCGCATCAACGAAGAACGTGCTCGTCGTGGATTGCCACCCATTAACACGGCTTAAATACTGTCATGCCTACATTCATCGGATTCAACACCATCAATCAATACAAAAAGTTCACCTTGGTCGACTTTGAACTGATCAAGCGCGATCTTTTAAACTACCTTAACATACGTCAGGGTGAAAAAGTGGGGCGTCCTGACGTAGGAACCACTATGTGGAACTTGGTATTTGAGCCCCAGACTGAATCTACCGCAGAGTTAGTGCTCCAAGAACTGCAAAGGATTGTGGGACAAGATCCTCGCATCTATCTCACCACAGCCGATGCCTATCCACAGGTCAATGGTATCTTGGTCGAACTGGAAATCCAGACTGTGCAAGGGCAAAACGCCCAGCGATTAGCTGTGTTTTTTGACCAGCAAACACGCACTGCCTCCTACGTCTAAAACTACCCAGTTTTTCTAAACCATAAATACTCAAACGGAAGGTATTATGGCCAAGACCACTAGACAAACAGCGATATTTGGTGTAGAAGATTGGAAACGCATCTACACAACCTATCGTGAAGCTGATTTCCAAAGTTACGATTTTGAGACCCTGCGCAAGAGTTTCATAGACTACATCCGTATCTATTACCCGGAAAATTTCAACGACTATATTGAAAGTTCGGAATTCGTGGCTCTCTTGGATGTCATGGCTTTCATGGGTCAGGCTCTGGCTTTCCGTAATGATTTAAACATCCGTGAAAACTTCATAGACACAGCAGAGCGCAGAGATTCAGTGGTGAAGTTGGCCGAGTTGGTCAGTTACACACCCAAGCGCAATGAAGAAGCGCAAGGCTATCACAAAGTGTTCAACGTATCAACCACAGAGAATGTCATAGATTACAATGGTGTGAATCTGTCTGGGGTCACTGTCAACTGGAACGATCCTACCAACGTGTCTTGGCAGGAACAGTTCACAGTCATCGTCAATGCGGCCTTGGTTGACAGCCAGCGTTTCGGCAAACCTGGGGCTACCAAAAACATCTTGGGCGTGGAAACATCGGAATACAGTCTCAATCTTGTGCCCGGCTATTTGCCCGTGGTCCCTTTCACTTCCACAGTAGACGGCACATCAATGACATTTGAAGCAGTGAGTTCTACCTTCCAGGACCGAGACTATGTGTATGAACCCGCACCGAGACCGTCGGGCATATTCAACGTGCTGTTCCGCAACGATCGCTTGGGCTTTGCCAGCCCTAACACAGGATTTTTCTTTTATTTCAAACAAGGCAGTTTGCAGAATCAAGACTTCAATCTTGGCGAACGTATTTCCAATCGTGTGGTCAGTGTCAACATCGAAGGTATCAACAACGAAGATGTGTGGCTCTATCAACTGGATGACGTGGGACAGATCTCACAGGAATGGACCAAAGTAGAAAGTATCTATGCAGCCGCTGTGGAACAACTGGGACCAAATGTGCGCAAGTTTTTCTCAGTGTCAAGCCGCACCAACGATCAGATCGATCTAAACTTTGGCGACGGAGTATTTTCTGAGATTCCAGTGGGCACCTTCCGCTCATATGTTCGTGCTTCCAATGGTCTGCAATACATCATCAACCCTGAAGAAATGCAGGCTGTGCAGATCTCCATCGGCTACACCAGCCGCAGTGGTAGATTGGAAACTATCACGTTCACTTGCGGACTCAGCCAACCAGTCAGCAACGCTGCCACACGCGAACCCATTGGCGCTATCAAAGAACGTGCACCAGCACGTTACTACACACAGAACAGGATGGTCAACGGCGAAGACTACAGTAACTTACCGTTCACGCTGTTTGGAACCATCATCAAATCTAAGGCAGTGAATCGCAGTTCCATTGGTACCAGCAGATATTTGGATCTCACGGACATCACCGGCAAATACTCTTCGACCAATGTGTTTGGCAGCGACGGTCTGATCTATGAAAATTCTGCCAGCCCCAGTTTCACTTTTACATTCATTGACAAAAACGACATTGCCAATGTTATAATCAACGAAGTAGAACCTGTGCTGGCCAGCCGAGGCATGCTGGAATTTTATTACAATTATTTCCCTCGCCCCAGTCTCATTCCTATTGGTCTTAAGTGGCAACAAAGCACCACCCAGGCCAACGAAACA